ATTCGACGTCGGTGACTCCGGCGTCTGTGGATGACGCTTTGGCCTCTATTGCGCGAGCGAGCAAGGTAGGACTTACTATCCCGACTATGAAGGGAAAAGATGTCCGAGAAGGCGTAGAGTTACTCTACGAGTACCACACCAACGCGTGTAAGCGTGGCGGTGTGGTCCCTGGTAGCCTTGTCTCAACGGCGGCGATACGGTCCTATCAGCACGTGCGCACGATGGATGAGTACGACCCGGAAGCAAAATCTTCGATGGTTGCATTTATGCAACCATTAGTTGACGGTGCCTTTGCCCCTGCAATGACACCCGCCAACGAAAAACGCAGCATTGACGCGCGCGTTTTGAAGGTTAAAGACAGCACGCAGCCTTCTGCGTTCGTGACGAAAACAGTCCGAGAGTTCGCCAAGCTCTTTCGTGCTGGTTTGCCTGATCTACTCCACCCCGTTGGGGAGGAGGAGATCCGGGCGCGCCAGCCGAATCCGCGGCAGCGACGTATCTTGGACGCAGCTGAGACGGAGGAGCCTACACGGGACACTAAAACGTTTATGAAACGTGAGTGTTACCAGAAGGCTTCTGACCCACGGAATATCTCGACAATCAACGGGGTGGACAAACGCAATTATTCTGCGTTCATGTACGCCGTCGCTGACGCGCTGAAACTGTTTGACTGGTATGCCTTTGGCAAGACTCCAGTTGAGATAGCGTCGCGCGTGTCGAGTATTGCCGAGGGAGCATCGAAGCATGTGATCGAAACGGACTTCAGTCGGATGGATGGACGAGTCGGCCCTGTGGCACGGCTGTTGGAGCTGGTAGTCCTTATGGAAATTTTCCCTAAGGAGTACCACAGCGAATTGTACGAGTTGACGCGGAGTCAGCAGAATTTGAAAGGGCGCGGCCGTTTTGGAACGACCTACGACACGGGATTATCACGTGCGTCGGGGAGTCCGGAGACGAGTTGCTTCAACACCCTTTTGAATGCTTTCACCGCTTTCTTGTGTTGGCGTATGAGTGTGGATGACACCACTGGATTCTTTCACACTCCAAGCGCTGCATGGAATAAGCTTGGAATTTACGCTGGCGACGACGGCATGACCGCAGACGTCGAGTCGACCATTTACGTGCGAGCCGCCACGGCAGTTGGCCAAAAGCTGACCAGTGAAGTGAAGACGAAGGGAGAGACCGGGATTAAGTTCCTGGCCAGACAGTACGGGCCCGCTGTTTGGTTTGGTTGC